TTAGCTCGGCACCAAGGGGGTCGTGTACCAGGTCGTGCCGTCGTATTTGCGGAAGACCGCCGATGTATTCGCCGCCATGCTGATCGAGCCGTTGACCGCGATCGCATTGATGGCATCGCCGGTGAAGGGGTAGACCTTCAAAACGGCTGCGGCGCCGTTCTTGATCTCGCAGACCGAGCCGGCCGGCGCGTCGGGCAGAAGGGCGCCCTTGGTTGCATCGGCCCCGGTGACCAGCGTAAAGCCCGTCGAGACCGCCGCGGCGTCCCCTTGCACCGAGCCGGTGGCGGCGACGGTCGCCGTTGGGACCGATGGGACCACTGTCCGCTGCTGCGCGGCAGGAATGACCTGCACGAACGCATCGCCGGCTTGAGCGGCGGCGGCGGCGATCCCCATGAAATAGTTGCCCGGCGCCGACGTCGTCGCCGCGCCGGTGCCAGCGGCGCCGGTGACCGGATTGCCGGTCGGGTTCCAGTAAATGGGGTCGAACTGGTTCACCGCGCCGTTGACCTTCGGCACGCGCCACACGCCCTCCTTGCTGAGCGCACCGAGCGTGTTGGGCGCGATGTCCAGATCGCTGAGCAGCGGCACGCCGTTGACGACAACGATGTCGCCGGCGTACACCTGCGCATTCGGCGTGTAGTCGATCTGATCGCCTTCGCTTTGAAGGCGAGAGGCAGGGGTTTGGGTTTGGCTCATGGCAGAGTTCCTTTTATGGATCGTGTGACTGCATCAGTGGTTTCAAACGCCGCAGGGCCCGGATCGCTTACCCGCCGTTGACCTGGACGGCCGCTTTCGGATCTTCCGTGCCGACGCCGAAATCGTGGAACGCGCGCCATTGCATGCCGAGCGTTTCGAACTCGGCGTCCTCCGACTGGATCGTCGGAACGCGGTTGCTGTCGAGGAAGGCGACGGCGAACGCCGCGCGGACGGCCGGGTCGGCGAAGAGCCACCAGAGCGTCGAGGATTGGCCGCTGATCGCGTTGCCGTCCTGGTCGAGGACCGCGGTGTTGTTGACGTACGTCGATCGGTAGGGCTGATACTTGCCGGCGTGTTCGTTGTTGGCGACCTCGGTTTGATTGGCGCCGGTGATCTTGACGCGGCCTTCGTAGATGTTCCGCGCGGGGATGTAGTTGGCCGTGCCGGTCAGGATGCGATCGGGGGCCAGGAGGATCGGCTTGCCGTTGGAATCGACGCCGTCTGAGAATTTCTGCTCGGCCGCGGTGATCGCCGCGAGGCCATTGGCCGCGGACATGGCGCCGCCGGCGCCGGTGATCAGGTTCTTGTTGCCCGCCGAGAAGAAGTTGCTCGGGTTGGACAGCAAAAGCACGAAGAAGGCCTCTTCGATTCGCACCGCCGCCATGCGCCCGAGGAAGTCCGGGATCTGCGTGAAGGCGCCCAAATCGTCGTTGATCATCATCTGCCGCGTCAGCGAGATCAGCGCGCCATAGGTCCCGAGCTGGTTCGTGTACGCCGTGTCGGTCAGGCCGACATGCTTGAGCTCGCCGTTGGGGCCGACCTTCTTGAAGGCGCCCGTCGAGTCGAGGCGATAGCGCGTGTGGACCTTGAAATCCTGATGGCTGCGGATGGCGGCGAACGACGGCCAAAGGACCGCCTGGGCGTTGTAGCTGGCGAGCATCGCCTTGTTGGCGAGGTTCGACAGGATGCCGCTCAACGACAGCGTCGAAAAGCCGCTCGCGCGGAGCTGATCGTTCTGCGCGCTGGCCATCAGCATGCGCTCGGCGCGAAGCGCCGCGCGGATCGTATCGTCATTGACCGAGCCCGGGTCGGCATGCAGGCCCGCGGCGCGGATGACCGAATGCATCAGCGAGCCGATCGACGTGCGGCGAATCTGCTTGCTCAGCGCGGCGTTCATCGTCTTTTCGTCGTACCACTCGCCGACCGTATCCTCCTTGATGCCTGCGCGGAGGCACAGGGCGGCGGTGATGGCGTCGGCCGTTTCGGACTGCGAGAAATTGCCCGGGGTGACAAACGCCGGCGACGGAGCCCGACGGCCCGCGCGAAGAATCGCCAGCTCGATCGCCTGGGCTTCGAGCTGCGTTTTCTCGGCAGTCCAACCGGCTTGCAGAGCGTGGGTCTGCAGATCGACTTCCGTCTCCACGCCCTCCTTGTTGATCTTGATCTTGGGAGAGCCCGCCTTCAGGCAGATCGCGGCGATGGCGGCGATCCGCTGTGACTCCTCGATCGCCGCGGCCCGCAGCGTCGTCACGTCCGGCGGATTGCCGGCGGCCGGCGGGTTGACGACGGCCGGCGGCGGCGGTTGGTTCTGCGCCGCGCGGAGCTCCGCGTCATGGACGCCTTGCATGAACTTCTTTTGGTCCGCGGTGATGGTTGCCGGGTCAAAGCCCTTGGCGCGAAGCCACGTTTCGAACATGGTTGATTCCTCCGATTGCGATGCCGCGATCGTTGCCGACGTGTCTTCGTCTGCGCCGTTCGCCAAAATTGAAATTCCACGCAGGCTCCACGAACGCGCCACATAGAGCGGTCCCGTGAAGCTCTTGCCGTTGACGTTGATCTTTTGGCCGGCCTCAAAGAATTCCGGCCGACCGATGGAGAACTCCATCGACGCCTGGAAGGGGAATCCTCCCGAGGCGAGGTGAACCACTTCGCGCGCCGCCCTGGCCGAATCCGCATCCGACGTTTCCGAGAACGCCGACAAAAGCCCATCCATCTTCACACGCTGGGCGCTGGTCTCGATCTTGGTCGTGTGGCCGATCAGGGGACCGGGGCCCGCCGCGTTGTGCATGTAGTTGGCGGGGATGCTCTGACGCGGGATCTGCGCGCCGGCGATGTCGAGCACCAGCGGCGCCGACTGATACCAGTTGCTCGGCCGCATCGCTGCGCCGGTGTAACCGACCAGCGAGAATTTCTTGGGGGCCGGCTTGCCGTCCGCCGCCGCGTTCAGGTCGAACTCCATTGGCTCGGCAGCGCAGCGCAGGAGCTCGCCGCCCGAGGCGGCGCGCAGGACCTGGTTGGCCGGTTTGCGTTTCATGCGGCCACCCCCGTTTCAGCGGTTTGACTCGATTCTTTCGCCTTGCCGGCCGGTTGCTTGGTGCCGGGCTGCGCGGCCTGGGCGGGATCGACATAGATTCCCGCGGCCATGCGCAAACGCTTCTCGACGCCGAGCTGCTTGATCACCTTGCGATAATCCTTCCCCTCGGCAGCGCACTCATCGGCAAGCGTGGTGGTTCCGTTTTCGAGCTCAAGACCGGTCGCCGTCGCTTCCTTGACCGGATCGACATGGCCCCATGGGTTGTAGTGCCACGTGCGCTGGATGTCGGCGGCGGTGATGCCGGCAACGCTCGCGGGCAATTGCAAATACCCGGGGATCAGCCGCGCCTCGGCAAACCAGGCGGCGAAAATCTTGTTGTAAATCTGGTCGTTGAGGTTCTGCCGCAACACGCGCAAGGAACGCTGATAGACCTGAAGGCCCATGCGCCCGCCCGCATAACTGTCCCCTTCGAAGTCGGCGTTCGCAATGTTGTAAGGGATGAGCAGGGCATGACAGGCTTGCCGCAGGAGCCCCTTGGTGAACTCATTGTGCCCCGTCGTCGGCTGCTCCGCTTTCAGTTGGAACGGCTTGTAGCCGTTGGGCAGCGCGGTGAGCATTGCCTTGTCGATGTTCGTCGTATCCCAGGCCCGCGGGGGCTTATTGGTCGGATCGCCATCGTCCGCCGGCGCGTCGGTTGAAATAAACATGGCGAAGTCCGCGGCGATCTCGGCCGCGGCGAGCGTGGCCATGTCGAAGCGGCGAAGCTGCGAGAAAATCGGCAACGCCGGCGTCGTCCAGGGAATCCCGCGGCGCTGCCCGGGCCGGTCCTGACGGAACCAATGCAAAATGTGCCGGGCCTCGACCTCCTGATAGTCGGCCGCGAGCGTGGCGTAAAAGCCAATGTCGCCGGGGTGTTGCTTGAGGACGTGATACGCCTTGGGATCGCCGAACTCGTCGAACGTGATCCCGTCCACCATCATGTTGAACTGGATCATCACGTTGTAGGGCGAGGTCAGAAGATCGCATTCGAACACGCGCACATCGAGC